TTTTTGTATATGTCGTGTAGTATTGACCCATAATTACGAAGATTGGGTAATCCAGGTTGTGTTTTATATACCAATTGTTCAAAATGCATATTGCGAATAATATTTTTGTATTGAACATTACTATTATTATTGTACGCCTTATTTTTCATTGGAGATGGTTCTATCTTTAAACTATGTGGTTTTAATGACGTATTATAAAACGATAACAAATAGTCATCACTTATACTTTCATGTAATTGTTTAAGTTGTTGTGTTGATATATTTTTACGCTTTGCATATGATGATAGAGACGATATTTGACCTCGCATATTTACTTTATAACTTTTTAAAAATTGGGAAAATGTTTCTTTTGGACGGTGATATTTATTTACAAATGCCTTTTCGCTAATCATTATTATAATATGAATAGATTTTATTCTATATATGGAAAGTTAAATGGGACAAATTCACAAAATGATATTTATTATATTTCCGTGTCTTCGGCGTTTTTTGATGTTATAGTAGGTATTGGATATCCATCTAATAATGTTTTTCCATCACGCGACAACTCATAATCTTTGTATATTGGTATAGAAAAACTATTTATTTGCTTGATTTCATCAACGGAAAAATCAAAATAATTATACAAGTCATTTACATCCTTTATTTCAATATCTTCATGGATAATTGGCATAAATAATGATGTTTTAATATTAAAATTATTTCCAATAATCTTGGTTGAATTTACTATAAAATGAAACAATGGAGATTGTATAAACTGTAATGTATTTTCAGATGGATTAATAATACCTATAGGTGATTGGGTTATTCCATATTCTCCTTTTTTATCATATAAAACCCGATTATGGCTTCCTATCCCATTAATTATCAGTTTCGGACTATCATAGAATGTATGTTTTTTATCAGACATACATATTTTAATTCCCTTTGAAATAATTCCGTGTATATTTTTATATTTTGTTCCACTTGTTTTTTGAGCGTGCATTTCACTATTTAATATTAATTCTATATTTCCATTATTATTTTTACGTTTTAACTTTTCCATTATTTCCAATCCAAAATTAGGTATAAAGTCATTCACATTAATTTGTATTTCATATTCAATACCTTTTACATCTATTATTTTACTTTTACGCATTAAATTATTAGTTGTATTCTGTAAAATTATATAATCAGTATTTATCATAACTGACATTAATGCTTTTGTTTCTTCAATAGAATACATTTTTATGCATAATATCTGTTTTGTTGTATAAATTTCATTTAAATTTGTTTTCGTATGTTGTATTTTATGATATGGTATTCTATATACAGGTGGATGTATAAAAACTAAATATCTATTTGGTTTCAACCAATTGCCTAATGCTTTCAAGGAAAAATAAACATAAATATTTTTATCACCTTTATGTTTTATTCCGTGTGCGTTATATGGCGGATTTCCCATCACTACATCAAATCCATCAAAATTATCATTTAATTTAAATACATCTTTTACATCCATATTCAACGAATCACCTTCATAAATATTCAAGTTGTATTTGTCACTGCAAAATATTTTCTTGTAAATAAATACGTTTTTTGATGTTAGTTCCGCAGAATATATCATATTTTCTAAAATGTGTTTTCTTCTCTCTTCATCATTGGGTATGATTAGTTTTAATCCTTCCATCAATCGTTGATAGACAATAATTGGAAAATTCCCAATACCAACAGCAGGATCTAACCACTTGAAACTGTCTTCTGTAAATATGCTTTTTTTATGTTCTTTTATGTACGCTTCATCCAGATTATCCAGCATCTCAATTACCACAGATAGAGGTGTAAATACTTCACCATGTTTTTCTTTTTCTTCCTCTTTTGGGTTTAATTCACCTTTAATAAATTCAAATAAATTATCTGGTTCATTAATAGTGCAATAGTGTTTCTCTCGGGACACAATTGTTTTATTTATATTCTGTTTATCATATGAACTATTCATTGTGTCTAAAATGTCAGTCATTTTTATATAGTATAATCTTTTATAAAATATGGTAAAATACAACACATTGTTCAAAAGGTATAAATAACAATGTATATATTACTGTATAATGAACGGATTACGTAGTCAAGTGAAAAATCTTAAAACACTATTAAACTATGATATGCTATACGGAGCTCAAAATTATAAACCATTGCCCGTTGTGTTGAATCGTGGTAAAGGTGTATATGTATATGATGTAAATGATAAAAAATATTTTGATTTTCTGTCTTCTTATAGTAGTGTAAATCAAGGTCATTGTCATCCACGCCTTGTTGAAACAATGAAAGAACAGTGCCAACAACTTACATTATGTAGTCGGGCATTTCACAACGATAAACTATCATTATTTTACAAATACATGCACGATACATTCAAGTATGATAAATGTTTGCCAATGAATACAGGGGTAGAAGCGTGTGAAACAGCGATTAAATTAGCACGTCTTTGGGGGTATAAAACAAAGAAAATAGCTCATAATAAAGCAGAACACGTTTTTCCATTGAATAATTTTTGGGGACGTTCTATTGCCGCGTGTTCAAGTTCAACTGACCCATCGTGTTTTACACATTTTGGACCATTTCTTAATGGGTTTCATTTTGTTGAATACGACAACGTAGAACAACTTGAACTTATTTTCAAAAACAATCCGAATATTTGCTCGTATATGATGGAACCTATTCAAGGTGAAGCAGGTATTATTATTCCAAAATCATCATATTTGCACGATGTTCGCAAATTATGCAATAAATACAATGTTCTCCTTATTTGTGATGAGGTACAAACAGGATTGGGACGAACAGGTTCGCTATTGTGTTCTCAACCATTTACAAAAAAACATACAACAGTTATCCCAGATATGATTGTATTAGGAAAGGCATTGACCGGTGGTATGATCCCAATGTCGTGTGTTCTTGCTAATAATCATATTATGGATAATATTGAACCTGGCTCACACGGTTCAACATATGGCGGAAATCCCCTTGCAAGTGCTATTGCTATTGAAGCTGTAGATATTATCAAGGACGAAGAATTATTACAAAATGCCACAAAATATGGATCTCTTTTCCGAGATACTATACACGACAATTTTATTAAGAGAGGGCTCATAAAAAATGTTCGTGGAAAAGGATTACTTAATGCGATTGAATTTAATACCCCTGAAATGGCGGATATATTTGTAACACGACTTATGGAAAACGGCGTGTTAACAAAGATTACACGTGATAAAACTGTACGTATGTGCCCTCCCCTTACACTTTCTTCATCTGAATATCAAGAAAGTATGGATATAATTGTAAAAACATTACAAAATATCTAATAATGTCTTTATTGTTTGTTGCGAACGTCGTTGTTGTTGTAGGTTCCCTAAACTGGGATTATATTCTACAATATCTGTGTGTATCTTATTTTTCATATTAGTATTTTTTAATATGTATAATAAATTATCCAATTTAATACCGTTTTCTACGGGTGTTCCAGTACATGGAACATATTCAGGATCAATTGCATCAATATCAACAGACATATGATATTTATCTTTTCCAATAAAATCATTTACAGCATGAATACACTTTTCGGGGTCATTATTAATTGTTTTACAATCTATATGTGATATATTGTATTGTCTTAACAATTCTTTTTCATAATTATCTAAGTCGCGTATTCCCAAATACAATATATTTTTTGGGCTTATCTTTCTATTCTGGACGAACATTGAATAATGTATTTGATTATAGTGATTACGTCCATTGAAAGTATTTACATCGCATATAAAATTAAGAACCATACCGTGTATATTTTTTGTATTTGACTCGGAATATGAATTAATATCTGCGTGTGCGTCAATCCATAAAATCTTTATATTTTGTCCATATTTACATATTGAACTTGATAGTGTTGATATTGCAAGCGAATGGTCTCCTCCCAATACAGTTGGTTTATAATGCTCTAATGTGAGTCTCCATAAGTTATACAAATTACAATACAAATTATTTTTTACAGGACTATTTATCACTTGATATCTATGCTTATCAATAAAATGGAATTTATTCGTGAAATTTGCTTTCTTCTTTTGTCCCAACATATTTCTACAAATAATTAATGGTTTTTTCATACTATATGGCTATATGAATATAAACACTAACACTATATGGTATTTTATACACGTATATTTTTATATATTTTTTATGGATGAACACGGAATTATTATTTTGGCAGGTGGAAACGGAAAACGAATGAATAGTGCTGTACCAAAGGTATGTTGTCTTCTTGGAAGGAAACCAATGATTGTTCATATTATTGAACGTGCAATAGAAACAAATCCAAAGAATATTTTTGTAGTTGTTGGACAATATAAAGAAATTATTCAGAATACAATTTCGCACTATATTCAATATCCTATTACATATGTAGAACAAACCATTCCAAAAGGAACAGGACACGCATTATTATGTTGTCTTCCCCACATCATTTCTGATAGTGAAGAATGTAGATATTTGGTATTATGTGGAGATGTTCCTCTTATAAGTGTCAAATTATTACATACACTTCTGCATACCAAACAAAATATAATAGCTGCTACATACAAAGATAATCCAAACGGTCTTGGTCGCGTGATTACAAAAGACAAACACGTCCTTGACAGAATTGTAGAGGAAAAAGATTGTAATGATACAGAAAGAAAAATAAATCTCATCAATTGTGGCATATATGTACTTCGTCTGTGTGACATTTTAAATACAATATTGAAAATAAAAAACAACAATGCCCAAAAAGAATTTTATTTACCCGATATTTTTCATTATATAAGTGAATATAGTGAAGTCCACATTCATTATATTCCAAAATGTCTTCAGTACATTACAAATGGAGTAAATACACCCGAACAATTATCAGAACTTGAAACAATATATAAGTCTATACATACTCAGGTATAAGAAATTGTTCCTCACCATCTAATCCATAATAATTGATAAACTTATATTCATTATATTTGATGCCAAGTTTTTTCATATTTTTTTGCGTTTGATATAATACAAAAGCATATACACCAATATACACAGCACGTTCAAATATATTCCACATATATTCTCAATTAGCACAATATATTATAATACAAAAAACTTTTTTATATTATATACAATTATTATTATCCATCAACTATCTACTTCTTTCCTGCTTGGGTCCATTCAGATTCATCGTTATCATCACTATGTTTCTTTGAAACACGCTGTTGTGACACTACGAAACGAACCTCACACATTAGAGAGCCTCCACAAACACCAGTCATATTAACAGCGTGAAATTCATGGTCACCCTTATTCGGCTTAACAATATCAAATTGAATGTATTCACCTTGAACAAGATATTTATATTGAGACTTTTCTATTTTCAAATTAGAATAATGTGCGAAAATGTCCTTTCCCTTGTGTGCTGATTCACTTACAACAGTAACAAAACCATAACCTGTCTTGTTATTAAACCACTTTACCTGACCCAAAAGACCGCCTTCAAGAACTGTAACATCGCTCATATTTATATACACATTATATGTTATATCTTTTATATTGTTTTCTAATTATATTTGCTGGACTATTGCTTTATAATCAATACTGCTATCACAATCTAATGTATAACAATACTTTAAAACATTTATAATAATAGCCAAATATGTATTTTCAGGTTCATCACGAGCACATCGTATTTTACGAATACACATGTCCTTATTTTTCTCGTGTTGAATATCATTTACAAAACCGTTACTGTCCCACGGCAATGAACGTTGTAATTCATAAAATACATAACATAATGATATAATATCATCTCTTGGTGAATATGAATATCCTTGATGTATAAACGGACTCACATAACGGGGTGTTCCTGTTATTTGTGTATGACGTGTAGTTGGTACAACACCATCTTCATTTACATAAAACTGTGATAAGCCAAAATCAATAAAATACAGTCTATTCTCCGAGATCATTATATTATCAGGTTTTATATCACAATGAACTACCATATTTTCGTGCATTTCTTGTAATAATTCCACACATTGAAAAAACAAATTCTTCATTATTTTCAAATTGTAATCATACATCTTGACAAAATCATTCAATGATAACTCACAATATTTCATTACTACAATATAATAATTCTCTAATAATCCATAATAATATATATCTGGAATAGCTGCACATTTATTATTAAGTAGGTAATGCATGATTGTACATTCTTGTTTTAGAAAATTAATATCCGTCTTGTTTATTTTAACAGCAACAGATTGTCCATTTTTTATTTTATATCCCTTATATACACATCCAAAACTCCCTTCTGATAACATTTCTGTCAATTCATACTTATTTTTTATTCTCATTCCTATTTACTTGCACCCACACTTGAACAACTATCTAATATATTACCTTAAAAAACTTTATGTAATTACATAAAGTAATGAAACTATGTCATAATAGTAACCAAGAAAAAACTCAAAATAAACTATATAATGAATGAGCAAGACAATCTTTTAACAATGATAAATGAAATGAAAAGTGGAATGATAGATGACCTTGATGACAATGACGACATACAAGATATAATGAATATGATAGATGAGTATGAATGTCCCTCCAACATAGAAGACAAAACAACGGATGGTATCATACAGGAAATCTTTCAAGTATTAACGGACCATCATATTCCAAATATTGATATTGTATCAAGTAAATTGATTGGATATATGTATATTGACGAAATATGCGACATACGTAAAGGACGCCACGTTAGATGGGTTCGCATAACACCTGGTTCAAAACTGACACTGACTAACGGTGGTGTTATTATGGATACCAAATTTACAAATAATGGAACGCAAATATTATGTAAAAACAGGGTCAACAAATTTATGCAATATAAATTTGATGAATGTATATCATTTCAACGAATGTCCAAACATGAACAACTAATAGCAATGGCAAACTCATCTATTGAGTCTTTTTCCGCGTGAAATTTGCTATTTGAGTGCGTCGCTTTGACGTTTTAATGCGAGGAATAAAATACAAGAATTCTTTAATATAGTATAAGATTTTACGTGATATTTCCTTTTCCCGTTCCAAATTATAGTCACTGTATGTTAATATATATTTGTCTGCATCATTGAAATTAAACCAATCTATCATGAATGCCTTGTAATTATCGTCACACATTGAGGTATTACGTTCAAATGTCACAAATACATCAGAGTTGAAATAACGTGTTAATATATGACTGATTTTTAGACAATGATAATATGCCTTTGGTTGTATATAATAAATATTGTCCTTTATCATTTCTTCGTGGTACGAATCATCTAAAAAACATATTTGGGTATTTTTACCAATTTTCGTGCAATTAATAAAATCCGATAATGTTTTATCTTTTGTTGTGCGGGTTGGTTCTACAATTCGTGACCCGATTTTAAACGCACATATCGTCTTTTCAAATATTTGCGAAACATTTATTTTATGTTGTAAATAGCGCACAATCATTTCTACCCAATTATATCCACATTTATTATTTGTATATAAATATAACTGAACTGTTTTTTCTTTTTGTTTCTTACATAAATAGTTTAATATATGTAAAATATCATATCTTAAAAATTCCGGATATAAATCAAATAATGAAAAAAACAAAGTGTCCTTTGATTCTCTATTTAAGTTGGTTTTATTATAAAAACGCATTATTCCATTCCATAAAATGTGTAAATGTGAAAACGAACCAATAGTTTCGTCTAAATCCAATGTTATTACCTTTTTCGCTTTCTTTGGTGGTTGCTTATACACATTTCCTTTGAATACTTGGATATCTATAGCATTTGTCAAATTATTTATCATAATATACTTCTAATAAATTATGATATTTTTATTTATCTCAATTATTTGCCAGTTGAACCAAAACCACCACTTCCACGCGTTGTGCACGATAGTTCATTTTCATCAACCATTTTTACTATTACTGGACATAATGAGGGATGGCATATTTGAAGAAGACGATTATGTTTTTCCACGGTATATTCGCTTTGTCCTAAAAGGCGAAACGCACCCATCAAATTACCACGGTATCCGGAGTCAATTATACCTACGTGATTCGCCAACATTAATGGAGTTTTGGATATACTTGAACGTGGATAACTATAATAACTGGAAATTGATGTTTTTCCTTGTTCGCAATAATACATTTCCATTTTTACCTTCATATCTATCATTTTCTTTTCAAATGGAACGTCAAAATGTGTATTTTCTGGAACAAACAAATCAAACCCAGCATCTGGAAATTCACTTGTGGATACACTTTCATTATGTTTCTCAATGTGGGATTTATATTTTTCCTTCAATTCGTCATTGCCAACAATAGCAATGTTCAATAAAGCGTAATTTCCTGTCATTTTAGAGATGTTTTCGATACTCATTTTCTTATATAATTATATAACGAAAATGCTTTATATAATTATTATATTGATTTGTGCTATTGCTTCATACAGAACATCACGTTTTTAGTCATTGTTAGTTAATTTATATTCCTTCCAAGATATTTTTTTACCGTCGTATAATGGTGTTTTCTCCTCAGAAGCGTGTTCCTTATCAAGATTTTCAGCACGACGTAATGCACTATCTACATATAATTCTTTTAATAACTTTCCAACCAATACAGACCCTTCGTGTTGATCCACATTACCGTCCTCAATCTGTTTTAGAACACTCAATACTTTTGTCATTAACATATAATCAAGTTCATTTGCTACTGCTTTATGAAAGATATCAGAATAATTTGTATACAAAAAAAGACAATTAGATATACACATTGTTGAAAATTCATTTTTGTCCATATCAGGATGTTGATTACGAAGGCTATCTATGGTTCGCAAATCATCACGAATCTGTGTGCTATGTTTTAAACGTCTAATAGCTTCTGTATTATCTTCACAGTCTGCCTCGCTTATCATCTTCTTTAATTGTAATCGTTCATTTTTATTCATACTATAATATTAAGTATATTGGTTTTTTTATGTATATTTTATAGCAATACAATATATATTATGAATTATACTTTGTTATTCGGAATATTATTTATTATATTTTCACTTTATACTTATTATGACAAAATTATTACGTTTAAATTTAGTAATGCCGTAAAGAGTCTTCATGCATATAAAGAACAGTTGTTTGATTCACAATGGTTCAATTATAAAATAAAATCCAATACACTTTTTTCTAATTATTACCAAGACAAAGAAACATACCAAAATATTAAAGAACAATCCCTCATTCTCAATAAATACGTAAAATATTTGTAATCGTCTGTATTAGTAAAATTAACCACAATGACAAAAAAAAATATTACATCAATATATAATGAAACTTGAAAACGAGTATTGGTTTATATTATTAATTGTCCTTGTCATAATTGTATTAAATGCAATGACTGCTTCTTCTTATTTTAGTCCATACCACCCATTGAATTATTTTTCACGTGAATACCCATTTGAAGGATTTGAACCAAAAGGTGAAAAAATCGTAAATAAAGACGGCTCTGTGGATTACGTTGTTAGTGGTATTCCTGGATTTTATGGCTCACCAGATAAAAATATAAAGGTAGATGAAATTTCAACACAATCAGGTACCAAGAATATTAAACCCACTAATTTAACAACATCCACTGGATGGATTGAAATGAGTGGTGATATGAAAAAAATATTTGACACACGTGGTGGCAATGCTCATTAATTTCATAGATTTTTGATTCATAGATTTTTTATTTACACGTTATTAGCATAACGTTTAGATATACAAGCCAAACAAACTCGGATTCATACGGTCATTGTGCTTGATCATCGTATCCACATATTCATTTGTCACTGTAAATGGAAACTCCACCTTCATTTTCATTTCCTCAAACATCTTATTATCACTATCTACCAGACGATACAAATTCAGTTTAGTATGAATAATTTCCAAACACCGCTTAAGGTTACGAACCCCATCTTCCTTGAATGTAAGTGCTTCGTTTGAAATAATATACTGAAGGGTTTCATCCGGGATAATGACTTCCTCTGCTGTCATATTCACTTGTTCCCTAATTTTAGGCATCAAGTAGTCCTTTGCAATAATCATCTTTTCTTTCGTATCATATCCCTTCGTCTGAATACGATACATCCTGTCTCTCAAAATAGGATTTACTTTGCTTTCATCGTTGTAGCTGAAGATGAAGAGACACTTACTCAAATCAAATGAAATGTCTGAGAAATACTTGTCGTGATACTCACTATTTTGAGATGTATCTGTCAAATGCGTAAGAATGCCAATGATTTCTTCACCCTTTGGTGTATCACTTACCTTATCCAATTCATCAAAGTAAATGATTGGATTCATAGACTTACATTCCATCAAAATCTGAACAATCTTTCCCCAATTGCTACCCTCATACGTATATGAATGACCTTCCAAGAAACTGGCATCACTATTACCGCCCAGAGCAATAAACGCAAATTCACGGTTCATAATTTTACTAATTCCCTCTTTTACCAATGTGGTCTTGCCTGTTCCCATTGGTCCCTTAATCGCAATCGCTGTTCCCATTGAATTCGGGTTAGAAATCCACTGACCCATCATTTGCATAATTTGCATCTTTGCATCATTCAAACCATACGCACACATATCCAATGTGTTTTTAGCAGTCAGCATATAGTCCTGACACTTTTCCTTTCCAGCATCCAACGTTATTTCCAAACTCTTGTACTTGTTGAACGGAATACGCATAAACGCATCTACCCAGTGTTTCAACTTGTAATACTCTGGGTCACCTGGTTCCATTGTCTTCAATACGTTCAACTTTTGAAGTGCAATTGCTTTGAATTGTGGAGGAATTGTTGATGTCAATAGTGAAATGCGATACGGTTTGTCAATATTAATATATTGATTGATACGCTTCATTTCTTTCAACACCTGTCGTTGTTCGTTGTGGGACATCTTTGTCTTGAAATAATCCACCTCATTTGTCCTCTTATCTGAGTTGTTAATCAACTTGTGATATTTACGTGTGTTTTTTATCCTATTTTCTTTGACCAACTTTTTGATTTGATCATCACAATCAGCAATTGCTTTGGGCAAATACTTATTTTTCGGACACTTCTTCAACTTCTCCGTAAAATCCTTTTTCAACTCT